GTGGACTTCACCGAGATGCACGCTGACTTCTGCGAGGAGGATCTTGGCGAACCCACCGAGATGCGTGCCCTGATTCACATGCTCTATCTCAACAGTCGTCTTGGCTGGGGGCATCACCCCGCTTGCGAATACTGGGAGGGCGTCCTCGACAGTGTCAAGCGTGAGATCATGAAGGCCCACAAAGCGGGTTGCGTTCGCGACATCTACGACATTGCGATCAAGGTCATGGAAGCCCTTGCTTCTGCCCCTCCTCCCCCCGAATCAGAAGAGGAAGACGAGGGCGATGGAGAAGGCGAGGGGGCTGATGTCAACGAGACTTCAGAGTCAGAGTCAGGCGAGGGCGAGGGTGACGAGTCCGACTCTGACACTGATGACGAGTCGGGTGATGGCGGAAACTCTGACACTGATGACGAGTCGGGCGATGACGGAGACTCTGACAGTGATGGCGAGGGTGAGGGCGAGGATGGCAATGAGAGTGATGGCGAGTCGGGCAACAGTACCGGCGAGGCCAACGAGTCATCCGGCGAGGGTGGCGAGTCCAATGCCACTGGTGACAGTGAGGGTGATGCCACCGAGACGGGCTCTGGCGGTGGAGGCCCCTCCTCTCCGACAAAGCCATCCTCTCTCCATGAATCCTTGGAGCAACGCAACCCTGATGACTCCGCTTCGGAATCTACAGGCAGTGGGGCGATGGCCGATTCACTCAAGCCTTCGGACGGTGAAGAGACCATGTCGCCTGAGGCATACTCGGACGCCGGTGGTACCGCAAAGCATCAGGACTATGTAGATGAGCCCGACCCTAATTGGGCCGCGAATTCACCCTATGCCAAAGGTTCTCTCAAGGGTTCAATGCTCGGCAGGCTCATCAAGGCCAAGATTATCTCGCACCAGAACACGGGCCACACTCCCCCTCGGTATTCAGGCAGCAATGTACACCGGGGCAACCTCGCCAAGTTCGCATCGGGCATGACGGGGCGTGTACTTACACGCAACATCGAGGAGGAGGATGTCAGTGCTGACGTTGTCCTTTGCCTCGACATCTCGGGCTCGATCGGTTACGCGGCATACGAGGGCCTGTTCAATACTGCGGGCTGCATTGACCGGGCTCTCACCATGGGCGGTGCATCTGTTGGCGTCATCTTCTTTGGCGAGAACATCGTGACCGCCAAGCCGCTGTCCACCAAGCCTGCCAGAAGCCTGCGGCATCCGGCACAAGAGGGCAACACCGACACTGGCAATGCCATGATCACCGCATCCGAGATGCTTGCGGCGGGCAGCGGCAATCGCAAGATCTGTGTTGTGCTTACTGATGGACATCCGGGTGCTGTGACTGATGAATTCCACGGCTCGCCTTGTGACGCTGGGATGCGTCGTCTCTATGAACTTGGGTCGGAACTCATCTGCATTCCTTTCGACACTACCAAGGCTGCCCTTGATAACGCGAGGCGCAAGATACATCGAGAGACCGAGACCCGAAACAACACGCCTGAGAACAGAGAGGCCTACGCTCGGTACCTCGCTCCCATCAACAACTTCATCAAGTACATGGTAGATCATGGGGTGTACGTCTCCGACATCGAGCGTTCCCCTCGGACGATTGCCAAGCAGATCATGGAGTTCCGTGGCGATCTCCGCCGCTACCTCGGCAAGAGCCTTGACCTCTAGGCTTGACATTGATTGGTCCGAATAACTCCCCCGTCGCTCGGCATTCACGAGCGACGGGGGAGATCGTAACCATAGTGTCAAGGCCTAGGCTAGGCCCATCGCCCATCAATCTTCTAGAATTTATTCTTTTTCTTCATTCGACCCCTTGTGCGGGCCAGATCCCGCAGTAAGATTCAACCCATGACAAGTTTCCAGCAATTCAAACTGTATTCGACGGTGGTAATGACCAAGCAATCCGGGAGTCTTGAGCGTGAATGGTGGGTAACCTCCACGCGGCAAGAGGCAGAGCAGGATGCGCGGCAACGAATCGAGCGGGACAACCAGACCGTGAGCGTGACCATCACTCGCGTCCCGGTGTTGGTCGAGAACTCCCCGAAGCGAGCGTACATCAGTGGCCTAATTCAGGGCACGAACATGACCGACATCGAAACGCTCGGCGATGGCCCAAACGAAGTGATGGCAACGTGGGCACGGGACACTGGCTGGCTCATCCGAGACGAACGATCCAAGTCAAGGAGGATAGATGGACCCGATCTCGATCCAAGTGAATGCTAGTGAGATGGAACTTGCCCGAGCCTATGCCAAGAAGTTTGAACTTGGCGGGCGATCCTTCCGGGACCGTGCGTCTCGAATGGAGAACCTTGGCATTGATCAGTTGGTCGGTGTGCTTGGCGAGATGGCTTTCTGTCGATACCTCACGGGTGACATCAACCTGTGGCGACTCACCAAGTGGGCACGCTTCCAGTGCTTCAGCCAGAACGACAATGGGCAAGACATTCTCGGCCTCAACGTGGATGTCAAGACATCCCTCGTTAGATCATCAAGCCTCCCGATCAGTGAGTACCGACTTGCTGTTCGGGAGGAAGAACTCAGGACCGACACGATCTATATCTCATGCTTGATCACGGGCATGACCGATGAAGCGGCGTTGGTCAACATCATGGGATGGGCAGACAGGGAGGCCCTCCCAGATTTAGCGGTGACAGAAGGAACGTGGGCTGGATCCCATGTCCTACCTGTGAATCGACTTCACAAACTCCCCGACTTGAGATGGTTTGGAAGGTGACATCATGATGCTTGCGATTGAAAAACTCGGTGAAATTGGGAAGGCTAGGCGACTCAGGGATCTGGTCCATGGGGGCTGGTCTGGCCTTGAAGAATACGACTGCAAGATCCTTGTGAAGATCCTCGATGAATGGATCGAGATCTTGGAAGAAGAGAGGAACGAAAAGTAAAAGACGACAGGCGTCATGCTCATGGCCATGGGTGTGATTACGAAAGCGTGGCGGAATGCCTAGGCTTCAGGCTAGGCAACGCACGGATGAAGGGTCGCTCCCACCTCGGAGCCAATCGGTGAGAGGTGCCCCGTCGCAGGGGTGAGTCCGGTGTGGTCCACTCGACTACTTGAAGTAGTGGCCACTGTGGGTAATAAAGTAAGTCCCACCGCTTTCTGCCTGTCACTTCATCCAATCAGGAACATTCGGTACATCCGAACCATTGTGGAACGTGTCGCGAGACCCGTTCTGGGGCGGGGCATTCATGTTTAAAGTGCCCCGCCCCGCTTTGGTTCTGAGGTTGTACCTCGACACCCAACTCTGAAACACACGGAACTTTCGGTTCGGATCCTTCTTGTCGTTGTACAAGAAGTCTTCGAGCAGTGCGTCCAGCACATCACGCTTGGCCACGCCGTATGCTTCGGCAATGTCGGACACCGAGTCGAGCAACTCTTCGGTCACCCTCACAACTTTCGTGGTCTTTCGCTTGGGATTCACTTGGTGATTTCCTTGTACCTGTCAGCCACCTTCTTGTACGCCGTTTCCCTGATCTTGTTGATCCTCTTCAGAGTGTCAATGTCACCTTCGGCCCGAGCCTTGGTTTCGATGGGCTTGAGTTTTCTGGTAACGACATTCATCAACTTCTTGATCTCAGGGTCGGACTTCATGGCGAGAATGTCAGAGTTCTGCCTGATCTCTTCGGGGCTATACCCGAGAAGTGTCGCACCAGACACCGAGGTTATCCCCCGCTCCTCGATCTCCTTCTCGATATCTTCAGCCACGGCCAGCCTGTCACCGTACTCGTAGAAGAGTTCTCGGTTTCTTTGGTTGGGATCAGGTACGCCGGTGAATCTTCGCAGGACGATAGTGTCAGAGAGGTCAGACTCCTTGGTCTCGTCGAACATATTGGTGAGGAAGTTCGTCGCGTCCTTGAAGGTTCCCATCAACAGGTAGTTCATCGCCAGATACTTGTACGCTTCCGGCGTCCAGTCAACCTCTCCCCCTTCGACCTCCGTGCCAAACGTGAGGTCTGACACTGTAGTAGCAAGGCCCTTCCACATGCTTTCGGTG